ACTGGAGTTCAGACGTGTGCTCTTCCGATCTGATGCCGAGAAGGTCTTTCACACCACCAACAAGGTTGTCCCAAGCATTGGAGAACCATCCCGTTAAAGTGCTCCACATGTCTTGTAATCCCTTTAGCAATCCATTGACGACATCCTCTCCGACTTTAGCCCAATCGGTTTCGACAATTGCGTCAATTACATCGCCTACTAGTGTTGTAACACTTTCGATTATTCTCGGGATGGACGCAACTAATCCTGTGCCAATCGCAAGGACAATTTCTAATGCAGCTTTTAGCAATTTTGTAATATTTTCTGGCTCAAGCAAAAAATCAACCAACTTTTCGATGATTGTCAAAGTTGCGTCAACCAGAGCCGGGATTGATTCCATTAATCCGTAAGCCAATTCGGTAAGCAAAACCAATGCGGCGTCTAATAAATTGCTGAGCGTTTCAGGCTCCGTCAATGTTTCAACGATTTGCATCATGACTTCAATTATTGCCGGTATCAATTCCGGCAAGCTCTCCGAAATGCCGGTCGCCAAAGATGTGATGATTTCGAGTGCAGAAGAAATCAGTAAAGGAAGGTTTTCTGTAATTGTTGTTATAATCTGATTAACAACTTCAATCACAGTTGGGATTATTGCAGGTAAATTTTCCGCAATACCGCTTGCCAAAGAAACAATTAAATTCAAACCGAGCGCGACGATTTGGGGCAGCATCGTAATAAGGCTGTTCGCCAAATATGTGATGGTTTCCAATGCCGTTGTCATAAGCAGTTCTTGGTTTTCGCTGATACCTTCCACCAAAGATTGAATGATGGAAATAGCAGCTTCTGCCAAAATTGGCAAGTTGTCGTTAATAATGGATGGAATCTCCTGCACGATTGCGGGCAACAATTCGCTGACCAATTTGGAAGCACCATTTAAGGCTGTTTTTACGGCAGGCATAACATTGCCCAAAACGCCCAAATTGGCTTCCGTGCCGTCGCCTACAATGGTTGTAACCAAATTATCTACCAACTTGCCAATATCTGCGCTTCCATCCGCAAGACCTGTGATAAGGTTGCTCCACGCAGATTTCATAGCACCAACAGAACCGCTAATTGTGCGACCAGCCTCAAGTGCCGTAGTGCCGGTAATGCCCATTTCGGTCTGCACAACATTGATTGCCTTTACGATATTGCCAAAAGACAAATCATTGGCTTGAATACTGCTGTCAAGTTTTGCGGCATCGGCAATCAGCCGTTCCATTTCGGTCTTTGTGCCACCGTATCCCAGCTTAAGGTTGTCGAGCATAGTGTAGTTCTGCTTCGCAAATCCTTGATAGGCATTTTGGATCATCTCCATCGAAGTCCATTTTTAATATGTCCACCTAAATCCGCCAGCAGTTGTATTATTCTTAATTGACCTGCAAATATTGGCTTTGCACACACCTAATTCTTTTTGCGCTTCTTCCAAAGAATTAAAGCATTTTATAAAATTCATAGACAAATCATATTGTTTTACTGGTTTTCTATTGTGTGCGGCTTTGCCTTTTTTAGCTTCAGACAATTTCTTTTTATGTTCATCGGAAAACTTAATGCCCTTTCTTGCTTCCGATATTTTTCTTTTTGTCTTATCGCTTTTTGGCTTTCTATATTGCGGATGTTTTTCACCTTTATTTATTGCAGACAGCTTGCTTTTCGTTTCATCCGAAAGGTGATAGCCGCAGTTTATTTCGCCACCAGTTGCTGTGTTATAGCCAAGCTTATCGTTTGTAGATTGGTAAAGCTTTATCAATTCGATTTCTCTTTGGCACGCATCTTCTTTTGACAAATCGGAAAACAAAATAATACGTTCAAAATTTTCCCATCCGTACTTATTTATTGCATTTGCAAAATGCGTTCCTTTATAACCAATGCCGTTGTTCCATCTTACGCTTGGCTTTTGACCAGTTATTCCAATATAAACTTTCCCATTGATTTTATTTCTGTGCATATAAACGGTGTACATAAAATTCTCCTTTATGCGTTTTCTATATTATACCATAAAATGATAACGCAATCAAGAAGAATATTTTGTTCACATAAGTTCGCTAATCTTATGCCGTTCTCTTATGAACTGCTCATAGTTTCCTATAAGTGCAGACTATATCATCTAAGTTGACCACTTCGGGCGGCTTCGCCCTACTCCTCTCGGATAGTCGTTGAGCCTTCCCCTGTTCGGGGCTTGGTTGCTGATTGCCCAATCGTTAAAATTTTCAAACATTCACACTTACGCTTGTTTCATCGTTATGTTGTAGTTTTTAACGCTCTAAGGGGTTTCCAGCAGTTCAATCAATTTTACATGGGCTTTTCGACGGAAATTAACCCATCTTGTTTGCATTGTCTCTCATATCGGTCAATGCTTGATTTGCGTATTCAGCAGCTTTGTCCGTGTCGCCACCAAGCGATTGTAAAAGGCTTGCCGAAAAACTGGTAACGGTAGACATATATTCATTGGCAGACATACCAGCCGTTTTGTATGCGTTTTCCGCATATTCTTGCACCTTGTCCGCACTGCCCTTAAACAGCGTTTCGACACCGCCGACTAACTGCTCATACTCTGCATAGTTGTTCACAGCAGCAGTTGTAAGTGCTGTAATACCAGCCGCAGCAGCACCAACAGCCGCCGTTCCAATCTTTGCCGCTGTTTTCAAGCCGTTGCCAAGTTTCCCACCAAGGTCTTTTAACTTTCCGCTTGCCTGATCGTCAACGCCAATTTTTACGAATAATTCAAATAAATTCAACTTATCACCTACTTTTGAATTTATTTCAGTTTTCTTCTTATTCCATCGATAATGTCATCAGCTGTGCGATTATCGGCTGGTTTTGAATAGTACACATCCGCAAAGCGGTCAAGGTTCAGCCGGTGTCCGCTTAAATGCGCCGTACATTCCAAATTCATGCGTAAGCAATCAGTAATATAAATGCGGTACGCCAAATCACGCTGTTGTGATTGATAGCGTGCTACGGCATACCGCATAAATGCCTTGATTGTTTTTACTCCTCGATATTCTCCGAGGCAGAGCCAGAGGATGTCGCATCCCCCGTCTGACCCTGCGAGGTAAAAAGCTCAATCAATCGGCTGTCCGACACAAGGGTCATAAGGTTTTTAGTAACTTCCACGCCGTCGCAATGGTAGGTTTCTGCATCCTGTTCGGACAGAATAGCGAAAATCTGCATCATTGCCTTGGGGGAATTGGCAAGGAAGCCGGAGAACATCTTAAAACCATTCTGTTCATCCTTAAACTTTCCGTTGTCGGGGTTGGTCACAATAGTCATAATCGGCTCAAGCAGCTGTGCCACGACCACAATTGCCTTTTCGTCCTTAAAATCGGATAACTTTTTCATTTGCTTTTACCTCCTAAAGTTTCTGTTTAATTATTCCCCTGCGCCTTCCTGAACATAGAACTCCATAGGAACAACATCCTGTGCGGAAATGGAAACATGACCTGTCAGCGTTACAGCAATCTGCCCCTTGCCGTTCTTAGTAGTCTGGAGAGAGAAGCCAGAAGTGGATAAAGCGTTAATCAGACGGATTGCGACCAATCCACCGTCAGAGCGGTCACCAACCCACCACACATCGGAAAAGTCGGTGTCTTTCAGGTCGCGCCTTGGAGTGATCTTACCACTTTCTGTGCCAATATCAGCCGCGCCTAAAGCCATACGGATGACCTCTTTTGTGGTGTTCAGAGCAGTAAATCCAAGAGTGGTTTCCCACCCATCAAGGTGCATCAGCTCCTTCGTGCCGCTAGGGACATTGTCCACATCTTCACCCATATCAGAATATGTGGGAACGCAAGTTGGGTTGATACCGCCTGTAGTAGCACAGATAATGTTAGCATCTTCCAACTTAGGACTTGAAGGATCGAAGGTTTTCAGAAGAACACCTGCATCCACCTGAAACTCGTCAAATGCATCTTGAGAAATCTTAGAAAATTTCCCCATAATTTCTCCTTTCAATTCGCAGTCAAAAACTCGAATGTCAAATTCAAATATTTACGTTTAATGAGGTCATCACCTTCATCGCCCATATTCTGTGCGAAGGGCTGACCTCGTTTAATCCAAATGCGACCGCCGTCACACTTGATAATTTTACCGCCCAAACCAATATGGGCAGATATTTCTTCCGTTTTGGCATTGATAGCCGTCCAGCTTTCTGAACGATACCATAGGGAGGCTGTAGCAGCTACCTCACGGTCAAAGCTGTCCGTGACAAGCTGATATGTGATGTACGGAAAAGCCGCATCTGTGGGGACTGTGTTCTCCTCATAGGCGGTCAAGCCAAAGGATGACCAAAACTGGTAAATTGCAGCCGCTTTTGTCATTCCAAAGTCCACTCCTCGGCAGAAATTAAACGCAAGTCAAGTCCTGCGCTTTTTGGAGTTGACTTGTCATCCTTGCTTGTTACACGGAACACTTGACCGTCAGACAGCCGCTTGAAAATGTTGTGGAATTCAAGCCGTGTTTCTTTCTTTACAAGGATATTCCACAGACCGGTTACACCTTGCTTTTCTGCGACCTTGGCTTGCATACTTGCTTGAAAATCAAAAGAAGCACCAAACTCCTCTTTTTCTTCCCAAACATCGTAAATAAAGCCGCCTTCGCCGTCAGGTCGTCTGCCAGTCTTTGTCATAATGGCACACTTTTCAAATGCTTCATGCAAAAGGCCCATTACAGTTTCCTCCATTTATTCAGACGGCTCGCAAATGCTTTCTGCCAGCCAATAGGCGCACCGTTTGCATCGGTTGCCTTTGTGTAGCTGTAACCGCCAAAACTTTCAGATGTGTACGGACTTGCCTTGCCAGCATCACTATCATTGTATGCCTTGATTTCAGCGGAAAGGGCGATAAGCGTAGGAGGCACCGCCATCGCCCAAACCGCCCCCTCGAACACCTCATCCGTCAAAGATGTGGCAGGGTGTTGGTAAACTCCATCGTTAAAGACAGAGCCAATTATACGGAAGTATTGACCCTCCTGTAAAAAGTCCAGCGGCGCAACGCTTCCACCGCTGATCGTAAATGTACCAAAATGTCTACCATTCGGCACTTCAAAATAATTACGCAATTCTGCGCAGATTTCGGTGAGCATCACGCCGCCCCCTTCGTTATTCGTTCAACGCTTCAATAATGGCGTTATAAATCTCAGCCTTTAGCATGGAACTGCTGACACCTTCGATGCCGTTCTTTTTCGCAAATTCAAGCAATTCTGCCTTTGTCATATTAGATAAATCGGCATCAGAGGTAGGCTTGTTAGTCAACAGTTCAGTTAACCCCCCGAAGTGCCCGTAGTGAAGGTTACATTTGCAATGCCGTCCAGATACTCAGCCCACAGAGCCATACCCATCAGAGCATAGCTTTCACCAACAGCGGTGGAGTAGTTGCCCTGTGCGTGGAAGCCAATCAGGTTGGTTTCGCCCTGAGTGGTGTAGTTCAGGCCAAGCTTTGCAAACTCACTGTCAGAAGGGTCAATGTAGTACAGATCGATATTCTCCACAGGAGTGGCAATAACGGTACCACGACCAATCTGAGTGGCAGGCAGAAGGAACAGCGTGGAATAACCAAGGAAGTCCTTGATATAGGTCAGGCCGAACTGGGTCTGCACGGTAATGTCAGCGGCGCCCAGGTAGTCGTAAGCATCCAGAATGTTTGCAAAACCAACAACGGCGGTAACGTCCTTCTGCATGGTTGCAAACTTATTCAGGACTTCGCCCTGAGCCTTTGCCAGAGCGTCCTGCCAAGTGGTAGCGGTCTTTTTCAGACTGCCGGTTTTCAGGAAAGTGTAGAACTTGGTCAGGACAGTATTCTGGAGCTTAGTCAGAAATGCGTCATCGGACTTTTCAACAGCGATTTCAGCACCGTACTTGTTCACATCCTCGATGGGGACGGCCTTTGCATACTTCTCGATGGTCAGGTCAGACTTAGCAGCCTGAGTAATAGTTGCCTTGCTGTAGGGGATAACCTCGCCAGGATCAACTGCGCCGCTTTCAAGCGTAACATCGGCGGTGTAAGAAACAAGGGAAGTGCCAGGGGTCTTTCGGATGGGACGCATAATGCCAAAAATGTTACGCAGAGCATCCCAATTGTCAGAGAATCGGGTTACGAAATCAATCTCTCTTGCAGTAACGCTAGTATAGGTATTAGGCAGAGAGTCGCGGGGATTGGTCAGGGATTCTACCTTAGTAGCAGCAGCCATAATTCATTTCCTTTCAGTTCATAAGATTAGGATTTTCGGCAAGTGCTTTCTGACGTTCAGCCGTGGACATTACATAACGACCTTTATCGTCCTTCTTGTAAATGTCTGCCTTGGTCAGCTTGTCACCGCCATTGTTTGCCGGGGGAGTAGAAGTCTTTGCCCCGGTTGTGGTGGTAGTAGTCACATACTCTGCCCATTCTTCCTTGACAGACTTGATGTGGTCACTTGCGCCCTTCAGCTTGCCGTCTGCTTCAAGTTCGATCTTGTCCCATTCGGCATACTTGATAGCTTTCTCAATGCCCTTTTCGCTCAAGTTTGCATCTTTTAGAATAGCTCTGTATGCGGCTTCCTTTGCGGCTTTAGTTTCCTTTGCGGCAACTTCTGCCTTGTAGTCGTCAAATGACTTCTTGAGGGTCTTGTATTCCTCACTGTCCTTTACATTTACAGCCTTTTGTTCAGGCTGTTTTGCAAGTTCTGCCTTTACCTGTTCTTCGGCATAAGCGTCTCTTGCGGTCAGATGCTCCGATACCAGCGCATCTTCCAGTTCCTTTGGAATCTCAACCCCGCTTTCCTTTGCAAGGTTGCGAATAGTTGCTCTTGTGAATGCCATTTATTCAATCTCCTTTTCATCGGGCGGGTTTCATTCCGCTTTGATTGTTAATAAAAAATAAAAAGCCGCAAATCATTTAGATTCACGGCTCATAGGCTCTTTTGGATATTCAATTTTAACTTCGACTTCTCGCTTGCATGATTTGCACCAAACGAAAAGTTTCCCGTCTTTGTATCTTGCAATCAGCTTTCCGCAATCGCATTTAATTGGTTTATCCAATCTATCACCTTAATTATACAAAATATTTTGCGTTTGTCAATGCCACCATAGGTTAGGCGTTTTTCATACTATCTTCCATCAGACGTTTGTATTCGTCTGCGTGAGATCGGAAGAGCACACGTCTGAACTCCAGTC